TCTCGATACAAAACGTTAATCAGCCCTGAGCTGACTCTACGTAACTACGATGCACAAGTTGGCGAAGCATTGGCCAACGTGAAAGCGATAAACAAAGTCATAAGACTTGGTATGCCTGTTAGTTACCGAGTTGACTGATGGGAGTAATCCCATTGGGATCAGTGCGTTAGGTGAATGATTTGATCAACAACGCCCCTTCGTAGTACACGATGTCAGGAGAGTTCATCATTATTTTTATCCTATATTCGGGATGATCTTCCTTTAAAATACGAAACCCCACTCCTCCATCGGGAGCTGAATGCCAAATAATATTACCAATTATTTGAGATTCCGAGCCATTATCGGCAGGTGTGATTTTAACAAAGACAGTAACAAGAAGAGCAGCTGCTACTATAACAGAACAAATGAAAAACAAGACCAGTTTTAATGCTTTCCTCATCCTATTCAGCCCCCCCCAAAGTATATGCAGAAAGACTTAACTGTTGAGCCGTGACGAATAAAGAAAACGGTTGCCCAAATTGTAGCTTCTTGGTTTAAATATCATCCCAGTCATCATCACTAATACCACCCCTGTTTTGCGAGCTTAAAGTAGATCCAATTCCGAGATTAAACATTAGAGTGCCAGGCCTATCCACCCAATCATCATTAAAAACGGGTGAATATTGTGATTTTATATCATCTCCATTGGAATCCATATGATTCCTTGGATCAAAATTGAAAATCGCAAAGAGACAACAAACACCACTTACTATCAACGTAAAAACAAACGGCCCAGCTCCGACTGCTGGGTTGGTTAACCAAGCATAGCCTGTCGCCAACCCCATTAAAAGGAACAAGGTAACAAGCACCATCCACACACTACGAACACCCATCGCATACCCTCCTTCGCTCAAGATGTATACTATAGAGTATACATAAAAACCAATACTAACAAGAAATAAGGGATTGTCTTTAAAGAGATGGCATTGGCTGCTTGATATTGGAGAGTGTCGCACTTCGCAGTTGAATTCGGGAGTCACAGAGATTTAAGCAGCAAAGCCGTCGCTGCCTTTCAACTGTCAGCAAGGCCAGACGCAGATTTGCACAAACTCAAATCCTTTGCATACACCCTCCAGCTGTTTTTAGAAGAGGTTTGTGACTCATTGGTACACTTTACATAACCGGACTTACTAACCTGGTAGCCAAGATATCCTCTTGAAAGTAATGCAAAAAAAACCAAAGATAGTGAAACATAAGCAACTTTGAGCCATGCCTTGCGATAAGAGGTCACGTCTCTTTGTGGATTACATAACTGATGTGTCATTATGCCAATGCCTCCTAAGAGCAAAGGAGGTAGGATTGCTAATGCGATATAAGATTGATATCCAAGCAATCTGACTCTTGGGTCTAATGACTGAAAGGGGAGCGCTAATTCTGCTGGGGCCCCCATCGCCAGATAACCGACAAGAAATAGTGCAAAAAAAACAATTCCTGAGATTTGTATTTTCTTCATTGTTTATCCTTCTTTTAACAAATCAACTAGTGAATCAGCCACTCCGAATTCATTGTCAACCCAATCTAAAGCGATCCCCACTCCAACGGACATCCCAGCAAAAATTAACCCACTAATTACCAAAGGCGCACCAGCAGTTGCTACGATCACCGCGGCTATAGTTCCTGCCCCTGTTGCAACCACGCCCTTAGCAATATCTACGCCCGCCCTGCCAACTAAATCTTCCATGGTCTGTTCATCGTGCACATAAACATCAACGGCATTTATTGCGATAGCGAATGCGATATCGACAACCAACCCGACTTTCAGCATGTTGCGTGCCATATTCTTTGTGCCCAAACCCAGCTGAACAATCTGAGGGTTGTTTGCACGCCAACGGTTACCTTTAACTAGAGTTTTTAGGTGTTTTTTGTAACCTTTGATTATGACGTAGTCTTGACCATTGGCAGGCTTTACATAAGCGACAACGCCCATGCCGCCTAGCCCTTTGGCAAGTTGATAGGCCCCGTTAGCATCTCTTGCACCGTCCCAGAAGTTTTTGGAATTATCTAACGTGTCTTTGCCGTTGTATTCCAGCCACAAGTTTTTAGCAAACTCTTTCGCCTCGTCTAACGACATAACAGCGAGGTCAACAGCCTTTCGGGTATACTCAACGTCGAGCTGCTCACTTCTAGTAAAATCATATGGAGGCCAGTACCCTGAGCCTGGTGGGATCTGGACGGAGTTCGAACTGGCACTTTCGGTTGCACTCTCGGTCATACTTAGTGAAGGGTCTCTGCTTTGAGCGTTAGCTGAAATAGCTGTCTCGGACCCTGTTGAGAGTGACGAAGACGATAGTGCAGACACTGTTGCAGGTCGATGTACATCACCAATATTAACTGTCCCCCCACCAATTGTTACTCCTCCACAACTGACAGAACCACCAGTAATAGCGGCAGGTTTACCATTTATAAAAACAGTTGAAGAGCCTGATGCTATCGAGCGACCGTGAGGCGGATGCTTGGGCTTACTATGGGGCATCAGTGGATCACCAACACGCGCTGCTGGTACGCCATCTATTTTTACGTTGGGAGAACCTGCGGTCACAGGTGTTGGTGGAAAACCATCGTGATCCGTGCCTTTGTCACCCACTCTAACTGCTTTAACCATTTAACCAACTCGCCTAGAAAAATGAGCATGGTATAAACACATGCCGCCGGAAAAGCAATCAAGGCTATTGCGATTCTGGACTAAGATCTTCTTTCTTATCTATCCGCATAACGCTGAGCATGCTGAGCTCGCAAGCTATTCGCAACCTCAGAGCTTTTTTCAGCTTTCTGTTTAGCTAACTGGTCATTAAACGCACGCTCAATGGTCTGCACATCATAACCGCTTAGTTCGTGCCCTTTCTGTTTCAGCGCTTTCAAGAAATACTGCTTTCTCGGATCATCGGTAGCCCATTGCTCCACCTCGGCGGGCACCTCCGCTGGGCTCTCATCCAAACCACCAGCATCGGGATTTTGAATACCGTATTGCTGAGCAACACGTGACAATCGCTGGTCATAAATACGGTTAATCTCAGATTCTTTTTGTTTGACATCTTCGGGCTTGGTATCGAATCCATTTTGCTCGCTATAGAGTTTAGCAAGCGCCTTGCTTCGGTCGCTCTCGATAGATGCCATTTCTTTCTGATAGGCGTCATCAACTTCCGCACCCTTGCCGCCAAACACGGATTTGAATGCCGGTGATGCCATAGCTTGGCGACGCATGGCCAATTGGCCCGTCAGATCCTGCATGGCTTGCTCAAGAGGAATAACTTTGACTTGCTCATCACCTGTGCCGCGTCCCTCGGTAACCGGCTTGGGCACCCATTTATCGTCGCCATAGCTCACTTCCGTTGTGATCACCAAGCCTGGCTGCTCTCCCTCCATCTCTGGGTTAATATCTGCAGCTAGCGTGACACCACCCCAACGTGCGTCGTTGATTACCTTGCCAGTTCTTGGGTCTTTCTGCCCGATCGACGCTTTAATGTTCTTACTGTAGATAGTGTTCAGCGCGCTTTTGATTTCTGGGTCATTGAAGTCGGCCTTGCCATCGAGCACGGCTGGCAGCTTCGTTTCAAGCAACTCGCCGGCTTTGTTTACCTCTGGATCCAGGTAGCGACGCGGATCATATGCGCTGCCCGCAATCATTTCATTATCAAGCACGGGGTCAATCTCCCCCGATTCCATCCAACGCTTCCACCCTTTTTGAATGAGTGGGCTGTTTTCCTGAATGAAGTGCGTGCGCTTTTGCTGTCCAAGCTGATACTCGTTAAGCTCTTGCTGCGTTTGTTGGCTCTTCAATCTTGCATCAAACAGCTTTTCATCACGCTCTTGCTTGTCACGCAGTGCGCCGCCCTTCCCATCTTTACCGTAGTTGTACTCAAATTGCTTTTGCCGGCGCTGCTCTTCCGCTTGGCGTAACGACATGCGCTGCTCTCGCACTTCTCGGTCCTGCTCTAGCTGCTCTTTTTGCAGCTTGCGATCTTCTTTGCGCTGGTAATAGCGGTCGGCAACGTCGTAGGCGCGCAAGGCGCCGTCCATAAATCCGCGTGTATCTAAACCCATTCTCTATCGCCTCCTAAAACAATTCGCCCACGACAAGCCCAGCCGCGGCACCAATTCCAGCACCGATGGGGCCGCCGACCATACCGCCAATCGCTGCGCCCGAGCCAACCGAGCTGATGGTCTGCTGCCGCTCTGCTGCTTTGAGCTTTTTATTCGCCGCCTCTCGCCGCTCTTCTCGGTTAGCCGCATCACGTAGCCCTTTCATGGCAGCGCCTTTTTGATGCTGCCCCATGCTGAGTAAGCTATATCCCATTGGTTACCCCTGCTGCTGTTGTGGTGCGTTTCGCAAACCCATACTTGAGCCAGATAGCGTTTTCATCGACCGGTNACGCTCGTAGGTGCGTAAGCCGTTTTTGGCTGATGCTTTACTAAGTGCCAGTTTGGCATTTTGATTCGGGTCCTCCTCAGCCGTGACGCCGTAACGTGCCATGCGGTTAGCCTGGCCTGCTTCGGCGGCCTCTGCGGCACTGTCGGCGTTTTCGTCCACACGCCCAAGCTGCTCGCCAAGCAACACCCCGCTTTGCGATTGCTCCATAAGTCTTTTCTGGACGGGATAAAATCGTTGGTACCAATCGTCGTATTGTTGGCGCGTGATACGCGCATAGCGATCTGCTGCAATTCCCATAATAACTCCTTACGCGACCATCGAACCGCCAGGGTTGTTGAGCGGGTCATAGTCGTTTAATCCCGACGTATTTGTGCTGACACCGTCTACAGTTGGGGTGACATCGGCTGAGTTAGCACTAGCCTGATAACTGCGCAGCCCTAGCCCGGCCGCCGCGCCTGCTAGCTGCAAGTTTGACGAGCGCTTATTAAAGTCAGCCTCTGCGTCTGCTGTTGCCTTGATTAGACTGGTATTAGCGACATCACCCATTCCCTCAAGCGCACCGGTTTGCTGCCCCATACCAATGGCTGCAACATCACTCAACCCCGCCAGATACTTATCCTGTTCGGATGATTGTGCACGATTCGCGGTATCGGATTGACCAATCGCCTGATCCGTTGTCATTTCAGACATAGTGGACTGAAACTTACCCGATGTGGGATCAACGCCACTGGCGGACAGCGATTTGGCCGCGCCTTCGCGATTTTTGGAGTACGCCTTGCTGTACCCCACATCAGCCGCCTGCTTAGCCTCCGCCATGTTGGTCTCGCTGTTATAGGCATCGACCCGCGCAATGAAGTTATCTTCATGCTGCTTAAAGTCGGATTGGTATAAATCCCATTGCTTTTTGGCGACATCCGCTGCTGCTTTCTGTGCCGCTGTTTCTTTGACTTCTGGGCTTCCGCCGCCACCGCCCATATGGACCTCCTAAAGAATCTTTTCCCAATGCTGAATGCGGGCTTCACCCGTTGTTTTAACATACCCATTGTCGAGCAACGCTTGCTCTAGCCCCTCAACGGCTGTGTATAGCTCCACGCCCCTTGCCCCCATTTGTCGCGCTTTGAGCTCTACTTCGCTCTGGTAACGGTCAATGGCATTGCCGCCCCAGCTAAATGCAAACATCACATTTAACCAAGGCAAGCCGTCCCGTCGTTTTGGCAAAAGAACGGCGAAGCCATCTTTGACCAGAAACAAAAACGCCCTCTCAGTCCGGAGGGCGTCGTCGATTTCATCGGCAAATTGGTGGTCATTTCTTGACTGCGTTTTTTGAATAATGGGAAACAAACGGTCTTTAAAGTCTGCCCATGGCTTGTAGTACATCACAGCGTTTTCTTTCTCTTTTATCCGTAATTCGTCACATCCGCAATTGCGAGCATAGAAACGCCCTTGCTCAACCAGCCTTCATCGGTCACAGGCTCGTCATATGCAGGCGCATAAGATGGCGTACTCAGTTTGCGGTAAGTGATCTGATTGCCATTGACCCTCACAGCATCGTCTGATGCCCACTCCAGCAGGACATTCCAAGCTCCACTTCCTTTTCCTAGAAAGTTATAAGTACGAGCAACAGTGATACGTGCAGCGTACACCCTGCCCGTAGGTAGGGTAATGGTACGCTCAGGCCCATTGGAATGACTATCAAACGGCTTCACTGGAGGATCGGTGGGCTGCAGCATATGAACAGCTGCTAGCCTCAACACTCGCCAGCGACTATCGAACACAAGCGATTGATCCACTCCAAACACTTGCAGGCCATAAGTTTCATTACCGATTTTTTTCGGCTGAGAGGAAAAGACGTAAACTTTTACTCGTGCGCGCCGTTTTGCAACAAAGCGATAGTGGTAACGGTGCCCATACAAACCACCAATAATGGCGGTATCTACTGGAGAAGAAATAAACACTATCGGGTCAGGCACTGTTGCTTGATACTCTGCCGAATACAGGATCTCGCCAAAGCTCTCTTCACGTTTTAGTTCAAGCTCTTTCACATGGTGAAAACAGTGGTTTTGATATTGACCATCAATAATTTCCGCTCCATGAGTACCTATTACTTTCAGTCCGTAGGCCATTAATAAACCCCATAGTGCACAAGCATCGGCGGTAACTGTCCACCTGGTAGTAAATACTTCACCTTTATTTCCCAGTGCAGCTTTTCACCCTCCTGATGAATGCGGTAGTCATATTGATGTACCGATGAGGCAGGCTTTGCTAGCTCTAGCCACCATATGGCAGTGCGCCCACCCAAGCCACCGTGTTGAACGTCGCCTTTGTAAGTACCAGTAGAAGTGATCGTTGGTGTCTTGAATGAGCCTAAGATCCGGGGGACGCGGTCAGTTACATCAAGCACGACATTGCCTTGTGAATCGTAAACACGTAATCCGTATACCGTCATTCCAACTTCCCTAACACGACTGCAAGTTGATTACCGTTGAAAGCTTGAAGCTTGTCCCCATTGATTTCGAGCCGAGACGAACTTTGATTTGAACGCATGAACAAACGGCTCGTTTCTATCGAGCCGTCCATCGATATCCTGGTGTGGTAACCGCCGTAGGGACCGCCAACACCAAACCCAGCTTGCCCGCCTTCAATCACACTCGTTTTCAGCTTGGGTGATGTTAGGGAGATACCAGCCTTTACTTCATCTGCCACGATGGTCTGCGCGTTTAGAATTTGAATTGTCGCTCGTTCAATCATCGCTTTTGGAATAACAACATTTCCCTCATCAATGGCAAAGGCCGGCGCGATTGCTTGCCCGTTATTCGGGTCAAAGACAAAGAACTGACTCGCACTTACGGCGACTTGGCTTCTGCCTTCACTATCCGCAAGTATTCCTATACCTGCGGTGATATCACCGATTTGTGCCTTGTAGCTCCACATATCACGATAAGCCTGGCTACCCTCCTCATTAATAGTCGCGATAGCTCCTGATAACTCGGTAACCAAAGGGGAGCTTTGTAGCTGTTCGGACACATCGTCAATAATGTTGCCAAGCTCACCACTGGTTGAGGCTTCAAGCCCTGACCGATCATGATAAGGGCCGGGTTTGTCGTTGATGTTGATATGCCGGCACCAATAAAAATACGTTGAGCCGGGAGAGACAATGTCGCCGAACACGGTTGCAGTGACAGTCGCGACAATATCAGCGGCACTGATATCATCAACATCAGCGCGCCAAATCTCCGTGTAACCATGCCCTGAGTATGTTGGCCGGCTCCACTCAAGCATAATGGCACCAAACCCACCATGCGCTTCAAACTGACTAGGGGCATCAGGTATTGATACAGGCTTGTTGGTATACTCACCGTCTCTGGTAGGCTGGGATACTGGCTGAACTCTTAGCCTACCCCTCGCACCGCGAGAGACAGAGACGAGACCCAAACTGTGTAACTCACGCAGCGTCATTGCGCGATCTAGTCCATCACCTCGTTGACCAGTGAGCTTCTCAACATTTTCAATAATTGCAGCATTATCCCTGCCCCCGCGAAACGCACTCTTGCTCATTACAGTAACTCCTCGACACTACTTGCCAGCATAATACGCTCAACGCTCGCTCTGCCGGCCACTTCTATCTGCCAACGGCTGGCACGAACAGGAGGGAGACGGAAAGGACGACTCGTAACTTGTCCCGAACGAAGTGACAACACAGCTTTATCATCAGCAAAGACAGTGACGCTTAGCGCTTCGTAATTGTCAGCTCTGACTCTTGCTGCACTCAGTGACGCCCCGACAGGCAATGCGAACAACTTGGAGCGCCACGTCATAGGTTTACTAGTGATGCTACCTCTCCACTCGTGCAGCTCTTTGCCTTTCACAATCATGAGTGCGTCTTGGGCAAGATCGACATACGCCGCATCCCACTGGCCACTGATACGAGTAAATGCTTTGGATAGCGGGTCATAGATAAAGCCGCCGGCTTCTGATTGCGCGACGTACCACCCCTCGACGGCAACCGCTTTAATGGTTTCAGGCTTCATTGCTTGCCACTGTTTGCGGTCGATAATTTCCTCGGTAGCAATAGCGGCGCCATCCGAGCTGACAACGACAAGGCCATCAGGTGAGGCGTACATCGCCATCCCAGAAACAACCACCAATGAGTCTGCACTCACGCAGGACTGCTCAACATCTAGCTTGGTGGCCGTTATCGCGTCGGGTGTCACACCTGAGAAGATATAAGGGTAGCCCTCTGTCGCTGCTACGAGTGAAGTGCCCACACCAACGATGGCTTGAATGGGATGTTCGGTGGTTAGCCGGTACGACTCTGGCCAGGCATAAGGCAAATAAGCCACTGAAAACATCACTTCGTTACCCGCAAAACCCGCGCAAATACCATTAGCCATCGCGCACAAGCCCTGCATGTTTTCTGGCGGTACCTCGTAGTTCCACGTTTCAATCACTGCGCTATTGAGTTCGCCCTGGGTATCTTGGTAGTTCTTGGTAGAAATCGGCAGCTCAGCAACCAACATATATTCGCCCACGCCTGCTGCCGTCACAGAGCGATAGAGGCGCGTGTGAGTTATATTGTGGGTGTTCGCTGATGGTTGAGAGAGTCGAACATTGACAGTTGATCCTGGCTTTTCAATCAACACCGACTCTGACGGATCTCCGGGCGCGCCTTCTTCGCCGAATCGCGTGACATAGGTTTGAATGTAAACGCGATCCTCATCATCGATAATCGCCGGCTCTCCTTCTGGAGGAGCATCACCGGTGGAACCATCGACACTATTGATAGTAGGAGGAAACTCAGGCCGAGGGACACCCAAATCATAAGATAGATCGGGCCCGAAACCATTCGAACTAATAGCGACATCTTGCGCGGTAACCTTAGGTTTCCCGTCGCCAGTAAAGTACACGCGCTGCCACTTATCTTGCGCGACGGGGCTATCGATCGCCCTCACCGTTTTTTGCTCCCACAACAACCAAGATCCATCATATTTGTGCAGCCTCAGCGCAGAAGTTGGAAAGGTCGTAACAGCCGAGTCCTGATTGATGGGTGAGATCACTCCACGCTCAAACTCACAGTCCTCAGCTAATGTTGCGGCTTCGTTAGGTAATAAATGGTCTTTGAGGCGCGGCACTTCGCCACGCATCATCGGTATATCGATCAACATTTTTGGCTCAGTCTATTGAGTGGAAGGCACTCACAGCCTCAGAAAGAAGGGAGTTTGAACGAGACAGCGATTTGATGGACTGTACACGGTTTTTGTAGTCACGCGCCAGCATCACACATTGCTCCTCGTGCGTGACCAGTGCATGGGCGAGAGACTTCAAATCTGATAAAGAGAGAGACTGAATCGTGTTATCTGCTGTTATCCAATCTTTTGGTTTACTGGTATTCTCCTCAGACATCAGCTGCACAGCATTGAGAACGCGCTGGATAGAAACGCGATCAGACTGATAACGCTGCCCTTTAAAAAGAACCCCTCGGGCTATCGCCTTGTTCCGTTCCAAATCGATTTGGGCACACAACTGCTCTTTAACCCATGCACTAGACTGATCGGCATTTTTAAAGCCATCAAATATATCTGCCGCCGCGTACTGTTTCTGACGTTCAAGCTCCTCGCGATGAAATGCCTCTAAATCTTGAAGAAACGCATCCCCGCCCTCAGCGGAAATAACCCACGCTTCTAATACACTCCAGTCAACGCTGTCTGCCGGGATGTAGTGCTCCGGATTGGGCAGTGACAGTATCGTTTCGCCTTGGGCAAGGCTGTCCTGCCCTGTTTCAACGCACTCAAAACGCATTTCCCATGTCACAATTTGAATGACGTTTTTTAACCCATCAACTTCGGGAGCTGCGCGAACTTCTAACGGAGTGAAAATACGTTTTATCGTCATGATGAGCGTCCACCATAGAACTGTGAAATGGATAGCTTTCCGGATGCGGGAATAGATTGGTTAACCTTTGTGGTCGTATCCACGCGCCTAGCTCTATAGAGCGCGTACCTGACCAAACCACCATATCTGTCACCCCACCTATCTCGCTCAGAGCCGCGGTGGTATGTCCAGCCTCCGCGAGTGTACGATTTTCCATTAAAGTCGCTATTCAGCGATACGACCTTACTTCCAGCCCAATGCAAATCGAAATAATCACCATAGTCATCCCATGACACCATCCAGTCATACTTGAGCTTGGAGAATGACCAGCCACTTGAAGGCTGCCTTTGCACTTGCATCCCTCCAATGGTATTCGGGACATATTTACCCTTGCGATAGTAGTCACTGAAGCTAATCGGTTTCTGATCACCAAACTCATTCATTAAGTCGCTAAACGACAGCGACCCGCTCTTCGGCAACGTCATTAGTGCTTCCTTTTGAGTTGATTTATTTGCACTTGCTGCTCTTTGATAGCTTCGACCAACAAACCAACTAAGTTGCCGTAAGCCACCGAATAATAACCATCTTTATTCTGATCGTTCGGACCGCCTCTCACCGCCTCAGGCAAAACCGCCAATACTTCTTGTGCGACAAGGCCTGTTTGCCGGAGTGGGCTTAGGGGGTGCCCATGTTCGTCAAACATGACGTCTGTTCGCTCAAAGGTGTAACCATTTAGCTGAGACACTTTAGCGAGCGCTCCAGGAATGCGAACCAAGTTCCGCTTCACTCGTTTATCAGAAAAGGCGGTGATATCACCCGCCGTCCAGATACCATTACCAAGTGAGCAAGTTGGCTTTCCTGACTGACACCAGACGGCCTGATGGCCTCCCGCCATGGCTCCACCGGTTGTATTGTTTTCGTGCTTATAGGCCAACCCATAAAGGTTACCGAAGTCTGAGCCGTTGGCGTCACTTAAATAGTTCTCGCCCATGGACCATATCTGCTGTGTCTTTTTAGCATCGTAGGTACCTATTAACCCGACATTACGATGCCCCTCTTCGACGACTAGCTGCCCTCGGACATACAATCCCTTATTCAAGTATCCTTTCACATCCTCGCGCAAGTACCCCTCAGGCTTTATGCCCCCTAACGCTTTTGCGTTGGTAGCCGTTCCATCTTGCTTAAGATACCGTGTATCAGCCTGATGACGCGTAAAATACCGCTCATCATGATTATGGGGTTGCATGCCAACCGGCGGCAGCTGGTCTGCGGGCACTTTCCCATCACCTCCCAATGCCGCAACGCCGTTTGCTTTGCCCACGATTGACGTACTGACAAACTCAGCCAGCTTCTGAGATAGGCCTTTAATGCTGCTGATGGGTTGCATCCCAGTGTGATTTTCACGCGCGAGGAGGTGAGCGTCATGAGAATTCTTGGTCGCGCTTGATGCAATACCATCAAGTTTGGATTTATCAGCCGGCGACATCCAACCCGCCATCTTTGATGTTGCATTGCTGATCTGCCCGACCACTGCGTCAATGGCCTGGCGAACGCGTAACGCTGACCATGCGCGTCGAGTGGGCGATTTACCTTCTGATGCTTCAGCTTGAGTCACTGTCTCGGCAAGCCACTCTCGACTATCCGAGAGCCGAGCGTCATCGTTACTAATGAGACGTTTGAGCACATCTTCCAACCCCTGGATAGACGCAATCGCGTGCTGATGCTTATCTTTAACAAGCACCTTGATAGTAACGTCACCGCTTCCATCCCACTCCGCGAAACCCTCAGCCCCGCCAGCTAGCGAGATTTTTCTTGCCGTAGAAAGTTTGTTCGCCGCTTTTGCAATGCTCTCTACGTTGAGTTTTTTGGCAAGCGCCTTATCCAACTCAGACTGACTGTAAGACGCAACATTGCGCACTTTATCTAAATCCAGGTCGGCTTTACTGATAGAAACGTGGCCAGTCTTACCATTCACCGAGACAACAGATTCTTTGTTAGAGATATGGTCCCAATCTTCACCGTTAAATATGATTGAGTCGTTGACCAGATACTCCACGCCACCAATCACGCCACCCCGGGACACTTTGAACATCCAACCAACAGCAAGGTTTGGATCAATCGGATAGCGGCCGGTAGATGCATCCCATGCACCTTTGTACACCATGGTCTGGCCGGTTACTTCCGATACAAGCTCAGCGAGCCGTCTCACCTCTTCAGTGTCGCTGGAGACCGCAGACGATAGCGACTCGATTTGCTGAACAGCCTCAATCGCAGTCGTTGCATTTTTGCTAACAAGTTTGTTCCATTTTTGGCACTCTCCAACCGCTATAACAACGTATTGATAGTGCTTCTCTACCTGGCTGGCCTGTTGCTGAACCTCTTGTACCGATTCAGGAGGTAATGGGGTACTCAGCTCAAATAGTTGCAATAGCGAAACGCTTGAAGGCGTTTCAGGGCCGATAACGCACTCACCCAAGAAGTCCACATCAGTGGTCTTAGCCACTTGCGCATACACCGCATACCGGCCTTGTTTGATTGCCAGCTCGTAGCACCCTTTTTCATCGGTTCTGTCCGTAACCGTCGTTCCTTTTAACACCTCGCCAGCATTCATTACCGCCCGAAACTCGATATACGCTAACGGTAAAGGCTCACCGGCAGCGTCGGTATGCTGCCCGGTCACTTTAATCATGCTCACCTCTATTGCTGCTTGATTTGCTGGCGTGCCCGCACGTCGATGTTGGACTTGCCTTTGAGCAGCAACTCAAACGAGCGCAGATGGAGATTGGCACGAGCCACACTGGCTTCACTATTCGCGTTCTTCGAATAAGCGCGATAAAGCATGTAATCAAACAACATCGGCTCATACGTGGCTTGAATGGACAGGGTGTCGTCAATGGATTCGGCACGCACTTGCCTGGAGTAATCGATCTCTGCTTTAGCGTCAGCATCAGGGGCGGGAAAAAGCCAGAAGCTTGTATCTTCGTTGTCGTACTTCGTCCAGTTTGACGGTGTATCTGTCATATTGCGCCAATCTGGGTAAAGTCGGTCGAGCTCAGACATTGCAATGTACTGAACGCCGATACCATCGACCTGGTTAACGCTCAGAATGGTATAGGCATCACTCGGCAAGCTAGCACGACTCTGTCCCGGCGTGACATCGACTTCGACGGTAGTCCGTGTCGCTTCCGGCTTCACGAACAAAATAGCGCTAACAGCGTCATTGAGGTTGCTAATGTGCTCGTCCGCCGACCAGTAAACGAAACCGTCATCGATAAGCTCTTTGGCGACACGGTTGATAATGTCTGACACTTGAATCATTAGAAGAAGCTCCGCTTACGCGTGGGGCGAGAGATTTGAGGCTGGGTTTCTAATCGCCAACGTGCGGCATGGCGCGTCTGTTCGATAAACTCTCGCTCGTAATACCCGTGCATATCACCATTCATCATGCTCGGTTGGCTGTATAAAAATGACGCTGCCCCCGCGCAGACTCCGTAAACCCAGTCATCATGGAGCTTTGCAGGCAACTCTTTCGCCCCAGGGACAGGCTCCACTGCACAGCCGATAGTGACATCATCCATATCTCGCAAAAAATAGAGCTCATCCATGCCTAGCGACTCAAAGTCTCGACCCACAACAAGCTCTACCCCGTTTGACGACACACGACTTTCACTCGATGCCTTCAACGTGCCGCCAGCCTGGCGATTAACCGCACTCGCTGAGACCGTCTTAATGGTTTGCCCGCGGTAGACCTGAAAGATCGTCCTCTCGGTAAACACCACCCCCGTCTTGCGACAAAAGCGGATCGCACTTTTCACGATCGCGTCTTTCATCTGTATAGGGAGTGGCGTTGAGACCATTTGGCGTAGCGTAGGAAGGAAGTCGTCAACGGGGACGGTGCGCATTACTCGCCCTCGCTTTCTTGGATGGCTTCACGAACGCGCTTTTTGAACGCATCTACTTTCTCTTGCGGCTCCTTGATGACACCTAAGTCGTGCGACTCGACTAAGGTCGTGACTTGTGCGCCTGTGAGCTTGTTCAAGTCGATTTCTTCACCGCCAAGGGTGACGACCATGCACGCTTCGGCTTCTGCCTTTTTGCGTGCCTCTTCGGCTTTGGCTTCCGCTTCTTTGCGCGCCTGCTCTTTTGCTTCACGCGCTTTGAGCACATCGTCAATCTGATCCGCTTCAACAAACACTTTGTCAAAACGCAGCAATACCGCGGCGACTTCTTCTGATACTTCGATCGGTTTGTTTTGCGGGAATACTTGGCGCGAGCCGGTGATGGTATCGCGCTTAAACTCTTTGGGGCCCACGTAGGCAATTGCGATTTTCATTGGTGTACCTGCTTATCTGAAACAAAACAAAAGGGGCGCGATTGCGCCCCAGGTTTGATTTAGTAGCCGATCACTCGGTACTCGGGATTGACTTGCAGCGTACCCGTCGCTTCACCGCCTTTGATTTCCACTGCCAGCACACGTTTTTCGTCGTTGTAAGCAGGCGGAATAACCAAGGCTTCGTCAGTCTTGCTTGATACATCCACGTCAGCGGCAAGTACGTCATCACCCGACTTGATATCAATCTTGACTGACGCGCCAAGACCATCGGTGTGAACACGCAAACCGGTGAGCGACAAGCCAATCGGCAGCTCAACCATTTCCACCACATCGCCAATGGCGGCTGCTTTGAGTGACACTTGGGTCAGCGCCATTGATACATTGCCATGCGCGCCAACGTAAATGCGGTCGTGCATGCTCGGTGCTTTAATCGTTCCCATGAGATAAACCTCTTTAATGGATTGGGCAGAAGGGCGCGGCACTAGGCCGCATCCCGATTAGTAGCCAGTTGACACCGCGGTATCGAGCGCGATCACGCCGTGGTCATTGAGGCGACCTGATTTGTCCGCGAAGCGCACTTTCTTGAGGCCGTTCATCCAACCAATGGTGATTTCATCACGGTTAGCTGCGTCGGTTTTCTCGGTGTGAATCGAGAACTGGCTGCCGTTTTTGGTTTTACCCCATGCATCAGCCAGTGCTTGCGCACCAATCAGCATGGCGCGATCGATGGTGGTGCCGGCTTCAACTTGCCGGACCGTGGCTTTATTGTCGTTTTTCGACACATCGACGGTTGAGCCAGGGTTAAAGCGGATTGGCATGCCCTTGTACTGACGTACCAAGATATTGCCATGCATCACACACTCACCACGGAACACTTGGTGGTCGAAGCTGCCGCGGCGCTTCATCGCGTTTGCCATCAACTGCTGCCAGTCTTTGTAGGTAGACGTGCGCTTAAAGTCGTGCCATTGACGCGGCGTTACGTTAAGAATGAAGAAAGGCTCATCGCCAGCAAGCTTGTCGTCTTTGAAGCGAATGGGCTGGAGCGGGTGCGCCATCTCATCGATGAACAACGAGATATTGTCCACCGTTTCCATGCCGAACACGTCCGCCTGGTCAAGCTGCTCAAAGCCGGTCGCATCACCACCAAAGAAGTGGCGGTCATAAGTGGGCGGCATGATGGGGTTGACCAACATGGCACCAAAGTCCTCGTGATTGTCGAGCGGTACAATGATGTCATCCTGGATGTAATCACCGCGTGCGCCCGCCATGTGCACGGTGGCTAACTGGTCTTTAACATCGTTGAAGTAGGTGCCGAGCAATGTGCGCGCTGTGCTCATCAAGTTGTGGCCGGTGCGCTGCTGGCTCATCTTGCCGCCGGCATCGACTTGGTGACGACCCTGGTTGATTGACAACTCAAAATCGGTGAAGTCGAGGCTTTCACCGTTACCCGCGATACGCTTGTCACCCATGGTGGGGCGCTTAGACAATTTGTGAACAATCTGCATGTCCACGGTATCGCCAGCTGTCTTGGTCAAGTCATTCACGGTGACAATTGGCGCGCCGGGGGATGATTGCTTGTTGCCTTTCTTATCGCCCTGCGCTTTTTTCGGCGCAGCGTCGGTTAGCATGTTAGTCATGCTTCGGTTGCGGTTTGCCGCTGTAAATAGCGCGACTTCCTGCAAGCGTTTCGCTTGCGCTTTGGTAATCGTGGTCATGTTATAAAACCCTCAAACAAAAACACCCGCCTCGATGGGCGGGCGCTCGATGCCGTCTACACGGCGTTAAACTTGAGAGAGTAGGTCCTCGATCTGGTCTTCGGTCATCCCAGACATTAAGCCGTACAGCTCACTTTCGTCAGCGTTGGCGACCTTGTCCATGATGGAGCCGCTTTGACTTGCCGTAGAGCCCGCCTCACTCGGTGATGGGGGTAGCGAATTACTTGCGTCAGACTCTGCCTTATCTGCCTTGGCTTTTGCGCTATCCGCATAGTGTGCCTTGGTCAGTCGGGCCGCTTCCGCAAATCGCTCATCAATGGACTTCTCAGCCCATGCAGGATCGGCACGCAGCTTGTCATCAAACTCAATCGCCTTTTGCCACTGTTCGCCACCTTCGTTTGACCAATTTGCCAAATCGGGATTTTTGGCAATGGCTTCCCCAACGACGTCTCGCTCGGGTGCCGGATCGCTTTCGGCTGGCTTCGTTTCTGGTGCGCTTTGAGATTGCTGACTCATGGCTTCGACTTTAGCGAACAAGCCACGGATGGTCTGTCCGATTTCGGGATAGTCTTCTGCCAGGGTATCGAGCTGCTCTTCTGAGATTTTGAAGTTTTCGGGTAAGTCGTCGGGCTCGACGCCAAGCTTTTCAAGCTGCTTGTTACGCACATCTAGCAAGCGCTGAGATTGCTCCCATTCGCTTTGCTTTTGCTGCATCGCTTCAAGCTGCTCTTTGAGCTGCTGCTTTTCAGTACGCTCACGCTCCAATACGTCGTAAGGAATAACGTGCTCGCCGTCTTTGGTTGCAACCCCTTTTGGTTTATCGTCGCCCTCAGTTGCCGCACTGTCACTTTCGGCTGCGGATGCCGAGTCCGCGTTATCGGCGTTGTCCGAATCTGACTGTGTTTCGCTATCAGCGCTTGGTTGTTCAACCTTCGCCGCTGGCTGCTCGGATGCGCTATCGTCATCGTCTGCTAGCTCAGCGTCGTCGAACTGCTCCATCATCGCTTCTAGCTCTTCAACTGTTTCGTTACCTGTTACTTCAAACATTTGCCTCTCCTGTGTGTAGACGTATCGCTGTCTGTGCGGTTAAGCACTCTCGTGAAAGCGCTTAGCGGCACATACAAAAAAGCCCCGGCAAGTGCCGAGGCTTGTGAATTTTTTAGGGTTTATAAGTAGTTGCGCTCTGCCATTACTTCTTTGCGCACATGATAAATATCGTCGTCGCTCAGAAAGCAGATAAAGTCGCCAACGCCCACGGGCTCATGGTGCACGAACTCATAATCAACGCCACCAATATTGATACGCTTTTTGTTGTCCGTAACGACATGAAGCATATCGCTCTCGCGGATCTGGTACGCCGTCCGCTCAGTGGGTTTGCTCTTGTACACCATGAAGCCGTCTCGCTCTGGTGAAGGCTCGGGTAGCTTGCTGATGCTCGTTGGCATGACGCTGCTATCCGTGCCCGTCACTTTGAGCAAATAGCCCTCAAGCTCCCAGAGCTTATTGGTCGCGTCCTGGATGCAGCGTTCCTTGGCATGGTGGCAGCCCGTTTCAAAGCTGAATCGCTCAGGGTCCACGCAAGACGATTCTCCATAGCCAACTTTGAAGCCATCGGGCAGGAACGCCCAACAACCGGTGACCGTCGTGTCACCCACACGCGCAAACTCAAAGCGTAACGATGACACCAATCGATCAATATGCGACTTGCTGATTTTGTTTTGCGTGCCTTGAAGTGAGCGGTAGCCCGATTCAAACGCTTCTTTGGGGCTGATAGACAGATAATCATTGTCATACAGCACGACGTAATCCCCCGGTTTGGGCTTATACCGTGCAATCATTTCCGGCGTCAGCGTGAATGCGAGATTCAAGTCATCAACGTCGGGGTGAGCAATGATCACCTCCATACCGCTATCATCTTCATGCTCGACGGCGCGGATAATGCCGGCCTGCACCTGCTTGTGACTTTTGAACCAATCCATGATTGAAGATAAGTGGATCAGCACACTTGATGATCCGGCCTCTCGTGATTGTTCGGTCATGTAAGCTCCAATAGCTGTAAACAAAAAAGCCACCCGCTAAGGTGGCTTGAGTGGCAACGCATATGCTTGCCGGGAACGCTGTCTGCAAATAAAAAAGCCCCGACCGGGTTAGGAGCGAGGCTTTGGCACTATGGGGATAATCTATCCCACATCTTGCACCGCTTCAATAGTGTTAAATCGCGAGCTGTTCTATCTGCTGGCTAAGCAACGACTCATACTCCGCTTTGGCTTGATTCATCTCTTGCGCTAGCCGCTCCATCTCTTTGATGATTTTGCCGGTCTCTGCTTGTGTTTTCGCGTTTGAGTAGCGTTTGCTATCCGCGTCGGCTTCATCCTTACTCGCGCCGGCTCTGACTTTCTCGACCTCACTTTCAAGCTTCGCAACTTTAGCGGCCATCTCGCGCATGGCCAGCTCTTTTTGTTGCTGTTGCTCGGCTTGTTGCTGCTGATAAGCCTCTTGCTCTTCTTCTGTCATGTCTTCAGGGTCTTTCGGCACCTGCATCGCATTGCGTACCCGCTCCATGAACTCGGACTTATTCGGGATATCCGACAGCTCGGCAACAAGGTCAATCACTGCCGCTTGCACTTGTGGCGGTAGCTGCGCGGTCAGTTGCATCATGCGATCAGCAAGCTGCGACTTGTATGCGGTGGTTTGCTGGATTGGTGCCAAGGTGATATGAGCACGTAACCGCGTCACATCGTTTGTTAAGCTACCATCACCGCTTTCTTGGTTAATGATAATGTTTTTGCGCTTATGCTTGTCTTCCTTGTGCAGGGTGACTTTCTTATTGCGCTGCTTCTTCATGTCTTCGATGAGATAGCCCAAGAGCAATTCACCAACTAGCTGACAGCCATAGCGGTAGTTATCGTTAATCTCTGCCAACGTTGTTGCGCCCTGCTCCACCAGGTTAGCAATGGCCACACCAGAGTCCGCCCCACCTTCTTGGCCAAGAAACGCCGAATAGATGCCCATTGTATCTTGAATGAGCTTCATCGATTCTTGCATCACCTGGAACTGCTGATTCGCGATGTTGAAGTCTTGCTCTACCTTTAACGCTTCACTGATTGTCTTCTTGTTGCGACGGTCAGGGTTGAGCGGGATGTAACCGTCCGGCCGCTCTACTTCCTCAATCAGCTGATCACGGCTTAGGTTCGTGGCGTCATTGTCAGCAATGATGCGCTTCGCTTGCAGCAACCATGTCAACTTTATGCGTCGGAAATTGACCTCGTCCTGCGCAGGAATAGCACGCGCAATCAGGCCGTAGGGTTCATTTGTCGAGTCTTTCCGGTATCCAAAGAAAGGCACAATCGGGAACATACCATTGGGCGCATCACAATCACGCTCGCCTAGCTTGTGTGGCCCCGCAAACCAGGTCTCAATAATGCGCGATACTTGCGTCATCTCGACCTGCACTTTCCCCATACCCACTGCCGTGGCGTGCATGGTGTTGTTCTTGTCGTACTCAATAACACGACCGTTGCTCAGGCGAATTATCGGCTTACGCTCAATCTTGCGGAAATAGACGATTTGTAGTTTTAGGCGCTTGCGGTCAGAGCTTAGATACTCAGCTTCGCGACGACTCCAGCTGCGATACTCTTCCCATGCGGATACTAGCCCAGCCTCATGACCTTCGATGTTGTCTACGTCAACGAAACCCTTCCACTCGTTAACTGCATGGTCGATAACTTCCGCCTTATTCGGCACTAGAGATTTCAGCTCATCCGCATCAATCCAACGCTCACGCATCACCCAGCGGCAGTCTGACCAATCAGGCTCGACGGATAACCAATCCCAGTGAACCTCATCCCGTGGCACATTCTTGATTTTATAGCGGGGCCCAAACGCATTGGGGTTGCGATAGGCTTCGACAAACCCGATACCACATTTGATTTGTCCTGCATACGCATCCGAGCGTGCTTTGTCCAAGCGACCAAGGCGACACACATCAGCAAACTGCGCATTGATAGCCTCAGCAAGTTGCTCTGTTTCGTCATCGGGGTCATCGGCCATGACAAGCAAGTCGGTGCGGGTCTTCGCTTCCATACCCAGCACACCGTCTACCGTTGGCGCGATTAAGTTGTGCATAGTCTCCGGCTGGCCACGCTCACGCAGCACTTCAACAATTTTGGGATGAAGCTGATCACCGTCGTAGTATGCGCAAGCCTTATTCGCATTGGTGCGCCAGTTAGGCTGTCCATCTATATCAGCCATAATGCTCATCAGAGTTTCAGTATCAATCGAGCTCTTGTTCAGTTTCATCGCGTCATCCAGTGTCTGTGTTCACGCTGTGTTTCTTGCTTCTTCACGCGCTTGGGCATACGTACTCGCATTTCTTGCGCAATCATGTAGCTCATAAGCTGATCATCGAAGCAGCCCTCTTGCGCATTCATGCTGCCCCGCTTGTCGTAGACGAACGTGTGCGCTTCGCTGACGGTGCCAATCCAGCGCATGCCTGATTGCCCATTTTTGAGTAATACCTTGATGCCTTCGGTGAGTATCGGTTTGCTGTGCCGCGTAGTGAGCCAACCTAGCTTGACGGTTTCATCCTCGTCTTCTCGATCGATGTACTGCTCTGCGTAAATGCGCGAGCCCGGGTAAATGTCTTTAAGTTTGAGGATAAAGGCGTGGCCATGGTTGTTACGCTCGGGGCCGATGTAAGCCATGTTGTACCAACGGCCAATGTGCGCAGTGAGCTCTGCGAGAAACTCAACATCGATATGCCCAAACCAGTGCAATACCTGCTCGCCGTTTGATTGCTTAACCACGTCGATGCTAGAGCGGTCACCGTGCTCTAAGCCTTCAGCGATATCGACGCCTATTGCGTATTCCTCGTCCTCGTCGGGCAACTCCCAAACCAGCGTCATGTTCGCCAGGCTGCGCTGGCCTTGTTCATCCAAGCGCTCTGGTTTACTCACTTTATGACGCTCACCGGTGACTGGATCCATGTCATACACAATCAGTGGCGCTTTGCATCGAGACTCAGCGCGCATCACATCTTGCGCATCAAACACACGACGGCCAGATACTAAAAACGCTTCGATGGGCGTGCTCGGAAACTCTTGCTTCATTTCCTCGCCCTGCTCGGCCTCTTTCAACACATACCACTGCCGCTGCTCGTCATCGATGGTGCAACCCATGACTTCTTCAATCGCTTCAAAATACTCGCGCTGGGCTTTGCTCATCGTCACGCCGCTAGCGGGAACGGGACTGCGATATTTTGGATCTTGCCACCACGCGAAGAAGTGAAACTTCCAGTCGAGATTGCTTAACGCTTGCTGTGACTTGTCCATCTCCATGGAGCGCATGGTCATGCTATAGAAATCACCGCCCACACCTTCTGCCGTTGATTCGATGAATGCCACGCAGCCCTCATGGATTGCGTTGAGCGTACCCGTGCGCACTTCCTTGGCTTTCTGCGGATACTTCGCGCACACCTTTCCGTATTCAGAAACATGTAGGCGCTGGACTGTGCCGGAGCGGAATGACGTAGCGACTTGCAGACTTGAGCCATGCTCAAAAAGAATGTACCCACCGTGCGCGCCAGAGCGACGGCTTTTGACTTTGAGCCGAGCTTTAAGCCAGGCTGGCAAGTTGTCGAATGGGATTTCAATCTTGGTACGGAAAATCTCGCCCGCTGCTTGCTGGTCCTGCGCGATGATCCCGCATTTCATGTTCTTGTTGAAAAGCGCTTCGTCTAACAGATAGATATCAATCGCCGTTGAGAATCCGAGCTGACGCGCTTTCAGTATGATGTTGAGCCAGTGCATGAGCTCAAATAGCAAACGCTGGGCTGGGCGCAGCTTGAATGTGACCAGTTCGCCGCGCTCGTTCTCCACTTTGTAGAGATTGTCCATGCGCCACCATTTGTCACTTAGTAGCCGCTGAATCTCTGCCAGCTCTTGTTCTGTGCCTGGGTCCATTACATCAGTCATTTCGACATCAACCCGCCAGTGCCGTCGCCTTGTAGGTCATCAAGAATCTGGCTAATTGGCGTATCATCCGCTTGCCCTTCTTTTGCCATGCGGTCGGCTTCGAGCGTGAGCTTGCGTGTCGCACTCTTGAGCCTGCTCGTATCTGCCACAATCTTTTCCTTGTTCACCCCATCGATACCGAGAGCGCTAAGCGTGCGCGTCATCGATTCAATGCGACCTGTTAGAGTGTCGAGCTGTGTATTTACTCGAGTAAACGACTCATACAGCGCAATGCGCTCATCAAGCGAACTCGCGTTCTCCATATCCGCGTGAATCTTCCCAAGATACTCAATACCGCTCTGCAACCGCGCACGCGTCAGCATCAGCTCATCATTGAGCGTTGCTATCTGCGACAAGTCGAACATGTGCTGTTTCTGCTCGGGGAAATACCGCGCATAAATCCCGCCTTTGCGCGCTACTTGATTACCCTCATCAAACGCATTCACCGGCACGTTTGTGTTGCCAACATTGCCAGCCGAAAACGAATGACCAGGCTTAAACCGTCCACTCTCATCACGCTTAGGCTCATCCAAGTGCGGTTTTTCGGGCGTTTTTGCGGGGGCGGATGATTTATTGGATTTGTCTTTAGAAACATTTTTGCGCGTTTTCTTTTGCGCAGTTGGCTTTTGCGCACTCTGCGCACTTTTGCATTGCGCACTTTCTGACTGCGCAGTTTTGCGCACTTTGATATAACGTCTAGCACTCGAGTAATTAAGTCCCTTTGCCTCGCACCACTCTTTAGCGCCAGTGCCGTATTTAGCATGGTCATGCTCGAATTGAGCTTGTAGCGCTTTCCAATCCTGCGTTGCCATTACTACTTATAACTCCGTACTTAACTCACCCTCTACGACCCAGTCACCTAACTTGGGACGATGCGAGGCTTTGATGCTGATAGTGCTGCCGTTTGATAGCTCAACGTGTGCTGATTTACCGTTCCAGCCAGTTACCAACACAATGACTCCTGTATTCATGGCTTCTCGCTTAATCAGCATGTGATGTGTGATGAACATAATCGGGCGCTCTCTCCCGTAAGAGCGCCCTGTTATGCGCATTACTCGTTGTCAGTTAGTCAGTGGCCGTCTTCTCGCTGCTTTCGCCACTCTAGGTATTCATCAGCCTGAGCTGCGCATTGACTCAGCGCTGATTTCAAAAAGGGGATTTCTTTTGCGGTTTCTTTAGGCGTGTTGCCTGTGAGCTGTGGTTTGTGGCAAGGAACGACTAGGCCGGCTGGCGGTAAGATGTATTGAGTATCGACGACTGTCTCAGTACGACTCGTGCAGCCGCTTAGTAACAGTATCAGGCCAAGGTTTAGACAGACAGCTTTTATCAGCCATGGCCGCTTCCATCGCTTTAATGTCATTGCGTAGCTTCTCCTGTGTTTTGTTTGCTCGCTGTTGGCGCTTGGTGAGCAGCGTTGTCATGTACTCGCGCTCTGAGCTGTATTGGGTGATGATGTTTTGCCGGGCCTGGCTTGTCGCTTCTGCATTGCGCAGCTCTGCGGTAAGCGTTTCGTTGCGAGCGGACAGTGTGTCTATGCGCAGCCATAGAAACCCCACGACAGCTATAACAGCGACAGAGGTGATCAGTGTTGTCTTACTGGGTATCAGCATCGGCTTTAATCCGTTCGATAATCTCTTTATCGAGAGGCAACTGCCCCAGCCGAGCCAGCGCATCGTTGATAGATAGCTGCCCCAAACACAGCTGCGACACAATCTCTCTGCGCGTGACGATGCCGCGGCAATCCCATTTGGCTATTCGGCAATCCCTAGGCTTTCCATCGATAGTGACGTAGCGCCACCGTGGCATTTCCATGCATGCTTGCGGATACTGGCCAGCGCGCAGGTACTGATACAACGTTGAGCGTTGAAACGCGCCGGTACCAATGTTGTAAGCCATGTCGAGAGAAGCAAGATGGACGTTCGCGGGTAGTTGCTGGGGAATATCTTCGAGTGGAGTGTTGTGCTTTTGGAGTGACTGGCCGAACATTTCATCGCATTCGGCTTTGGTGAAGTAGTCGCCCTGCTCTATACCGAGGGTTTCACCGTAACAAGCTGTCCATACGCCGCCGCTGTCTTGGTAAGCGACTTGCCGGTATCCCTCGAACCCTCCGGTCAACGCGACAGCCCCCACAAGCAACGCTTTCGTGAGCTTATTAAAACGCATGAGTTAACCTTTAGTCTCGCTCGAGGATGATGCCTTTCTCACGGGCGATTTTGCGCATTTCGCGCTTGTGCCACTGGTTACTAATAAACATGGCTAAGCCAATAATGATGGATGAGAGGAAGTACCACTGTTCTAGCGATAGGCCACCGATTACCATACCAAGAGCACTAAAAAAGTAGGTGAGGTACCCTGTCACTTTGTCGAATAGGTCGTTCATAATCTGTCCCGATCAGGCATAAAAAAAGCCCCGACCGGGTTAAGGTCGAGGCTTTAGCATTATGGGCTAAGAATACTGCACTGCTAGGTAAGGTTCAACACTGATAAGAGGGCCTATTACTTATAAAAAACACTCTTTACTTTATCGGCTCCAACTTCATATAAAACTTGAGCGGTGTGACCTTCAGAGTCTATGTATTTATCCCAAGCTCCGACCATTCCAAGCACTGGAACCTTCTTCTCGCTCATCGACTCACTAGGCTCACCCATCGCAACATGAACGAGTTCTTTAGTGAGTTTGTTTTTCAGGTCGCCCATAAAATAATCAGGGTTGGTGGCAATGATCACCTTAAGCTTGCTGCTATTCGCATCAAATTGAAATTCCAACCCTTTATTGTACGATTGAATATAGAATTCATCTGCAAAGCCATTAATCGTTGATGGTACGTTTCCACCGATTAATGCTGCAAACTCAGGGCGTTTAATGAGGTCGTGATAAGTTAAGCCCATGAAATTAAAATAGTTCATTTAGTACCACCCATTGTCTCTATTGATGCGATGTATTTCTTCTCTAGCTCTTTCGAGTTGCTCTTCACTATAACCACTTTCTTTGAGGCATGATTTAATAGCATCAAAGTTTGAGTCAACAGCGCGACTAAGGTCACTAGCATCAGCTAGCTGCTTATCTGGACGATTCCTGCCACCATAGGTTTCACTGCATTTTTGGTGGATCTTGTTTGGGATTGCGACTCCAGCGGCTGAATTTATTAGTTCTTTCTTTTCTTCCACGGTTAATGGACGGCCAAGCATCTCTTCTGCTGCTCTTAATAAAGCGGCCTGAGATGGTATATGGTCAATGTCCATTCCATCTTTCTTGCTCCTTGGCGCCAAGTCACCATAGGTACCAACTTCCAGTGGTTTTACCTTGGATTTGCCCCCGTTCGGTTTATTGAATACTAAGTAAAGCGGCGGCAAACCCGCATCAGCAGGGAATGTCACTAAGTACTCAGCAAGATCTTCCTCGGGGTATAATGGCGTCCCAATCTCCTGCTCGTGCTCTTCTATCGGCCGGACCCAGATATTATGCACATCTAGCTGATCATTCTCAGGTAATACCGTATCGGGTGTTAGAACATCTGTCGAGCCATCTGGAGTCCATGTAATAGTAATACCATCATCCAGTTCCGCAACGAAGTTCTGACCACTTTGGCGAGCCTCACGCTTTGTCACGCGCTCTCCATATGGACTGCCTTCACCCGTTTTTATACCAACGACTGGCGTTGTTTCCTAAATCATTGAACTTATCACTCTAGCGGCGATCAGATCATCAAAGCCTCAAAACAGGTCACCGATGATGAGCAAAGCCAAGTACAAAATCAGCAATTGGAAGCAATACAATCAAGCACTGATTAACCGTGGTTCGATTACCTTTTGGGTTGATGACGCCGCTATCCAGGGCTGGCACTGTAAAAAGNGGCGTTGTTTCCTAAATCATTGAACTTATCACTCTAGCGGCGATCAGATCATCAAAGCCTCAAAACAGGTCACCGATGATGAGCAAAGCCAAGTACAAAATCAGCAATTGGAAGCAATACAATCAAGCACTGATTAACCGTGGTTCGATTACCTTTTGGGTTGATGACGCCGCTATCCAGGGCTGGCACTGTAAAAAGCATCATGGCAAACGAGGCAGAGGCTTTACGTTTACCGATGGTGCCATTGAAACAGCGCTGATGGTTAAAGGTATTTTCAAGCTCCCTCTTCGCGCCCTGCAAGGCTTTCTCGACTCGATATTTAGCCTGATGGACGTACCGCTAAAATCGCCGTCATACAGTTGTATCAGTAAACGGGCGAAGACGGTTGAGGTTAACTACCGATTACCCAGTCGTGGGCCCGTTGCTCACGTCGTCATTGATGCCACCGGTTTAAAAGTGTTCGGCGAGGGAGAATGGAAAATGCGCAAACATGGCAAGGAAAAACGCCGTGTTTGGCGCAAGCTGCATCTCGCGATTGACGACAGTACACATGAAGTAATTTCTGCCGTCGTTAGCTTAGCGTCTGTCGGCGACAATGAAGCGCTACCGACGCTGCTCAACCCGTTACGCCGAAAAATCGCCCAAGTCAGTGCTGACGGCGCTTATGATACAAAAGCCTGTTATCAGGTGCTCAAGAAAAAAGGCATCAAACCGACCATTCCACCGCGCAGCAATGCGGGTTACTGGGAGGACGGCCACCCTCGCAATGCAGCCGTCAGCGCCTTGAAATCGGGTAACTTGGAAGACTGGAAACAAGAAGAGGGTTATCACCAACGCTCTCTGTCAGAAACTGGCATGTCTCGATACAAAACGTTAATCAGCCCTGAGCTGACTCTACGTAACTACGATGCACAAGTTGGCGAAGCATTTGTCTCGATACAAAACGTTAATCAGCCCTGAGCTGACTCTACGTAACTACGATGCACAAGTTGGCGAAGCATTGGCCAACGTGAAAGCGATAAACAAAGTCATAAGACTTGGTATGCCTGTTAGTTACCGAGTTGACTGATGGGAGTAATCCCATTGGGATCAGTGCGTTAGGTGAATGATTTGATCAACAACGCCCCAACGACTTGCTGTTTGCCATTTTCATCGGTGTACATATTGAAACGCACCCGCATCGTTATAGCATCAACACCACTCAGTTCGGGGTGTCCATCGAGCGTACCGTCCCCTAGCTGAGACGGCCATAGTGCCGCTACTAGAAAGCCTCCCATACGCCCAAATCCGGCTAATGCCTCGCCGGAAAGCGACCATGATCCCATGGTCTTGGCCGTATTAGTGCTGATGACACCGAGATTAGTCGCCGCTCCACTGGCAGGCAGCGTGAGTATTGCTGCTTTTCCGTAGTCAGTCGCTTTAGCCACAGTAGTGATCGTGGTTAGATTTGCAACTGGCAATTCTTTTTCGAGCAGTCTGTCTTTATTAATTGCCTTAAAGGGTGTGCTCGCTATAAAAGCGTCAGAATGCTCATAGTGCGTATTCGGCGCGCAACTGTATGTGCAAGGCGATAATGGCGGCAACTCTGTTGCGACCTCTGAAGATACTTGCTGTGCCTCTACTTGTTTAACAGTCAGCGTATCTCCTGCCTTCAACGACATCGGATCGGCGTCATACTGTGGATTCAAATCCAACAGCTGCTTAGCGGATAAGCCATGTTGTTCGGCAATAGCAGGCCATGATTCCCGTTGGCGCGTGGCCGGATCGGCTTTGACCGTGTGGGTTGTCGGCTGTTCTGACTCATCACGCTTATCGGTATTTTTTTCAGAAGAGGGTTCATCTCGTTTGGCGATAGCTTGCTTGGGCGCGGCGAGTAATTCATTGATAGACAGTTTAATGCCGTTTTCTTCCAGCCATTCGTCGTCTAGCTTATCAAGCAAGTCACGCGTGATCGGTGCTTTGAGATAGACAAGATGTTGGTCTTCGACTTCTTTCCCGCCAATCTTCCAGTACACCAGAATGGCGCTTTGATAACGATTAAAACCTTGCGCCTGGTTGAGTCTATCATGCCTAGAGCGCGTGGCGTAAAACTGCCATTTGCCATCACCCAGCAGCTTGTACTCCTGCACCAAGCGCTTTTGGTAAAAATGGTAGTAATAGCCTTCGGTGGGTAGGCCCAGTCGCTCGCCGAGTTGAACAGAAGGTGTCACAGGAATAAAGGCTTCTTGGATGATACCAGAGCCAATCGACTTTACCTGCACGGGCTCGGGCACGCTAATGCCCATTGAGGCCGATGCAACTTTAGCGATAAGCTTTTTGGGCTCGTTGAATGCGGTATAAGTGGTGTACTTGGTGCCATGCTCAGTGCGCGCGGTTTGCCAATCATCCTTCACGCCTTCTTGCTGTGTTGTGGCTAATTGAAACTTACACCCCACCGTTTTGCTAAATACCTTATCCGAGCTAGCAATCTCAAAACAGTACTCGTACTTAAGTGGCGGTGGCGCATTTGAGCGATCGGGCTTTACCGGCTCGGGCACATAAGTATCTTCAATATTTTCTGTTGCTGCCTGTGAACGACTACCTCCGCCAGATCCACTGCCACCGCCCGCGGCGGCTCCAGATTGATTGGCTCTGGCCATAAGCGCTGAACGAATTTGTGGTGAGAGAGTCGTTTCAGTATCTGGCGAGAGAGTCCAGCTCTTATTAGTGCTGTCGTACAACATGGCAGGCATGGAAGGCGTGTCTGTGAGCAATGCGACTTCGCCACTACTCAGCTTTTCTTTGAATTGTGAAAAGCTCACCCCATCGGGCATCACTCCAGGTAGTGTTCAAAAGTCTGTGTCACTCCTATAGTTAACCCTCAACAGGGAGTGATACATCAATGTCCGACAAATACGAAATTGATATTCAAGCTTTTGCTAAGGCACTGCAATCTGGACAGGGCCTCAACGGGAAAGATGGACTGCTAACGCCGTTGATTAAACAGATCACCGAAGCTGCTTTGGCTGCTGAGATGGANGGTAGTGTTCAAAAGTCTGTGTCACTCCTATAG